TCATTGAGAGCCCGATTAATACGATCTGCTTTTGTTAAGTGGGTTTTAATTTTACTCTCCGCTACCAAAAATGCTCCAGTAGTACTAGGTTCCGAAACAAGATCAAAACACAAGAGTTGAAAATCGTCCTCAACCATGGTTACACCGCCTTCTTGCCGAGTGGAACCCAAGCCACGACTAGAGATACCCAACTGTACACCACCTTCAACCAATTGTTTAGCAATTTGTCCCGCCGGAGTGTTGAGAATCTTCATTTTACCCATAACATCATTACCTTTCCACCACACTTCGGTCATTACATGTGAGGCATTTTTAAGCTCTACAACTGAACTATCAGGGTGGTCTAATTCACCAATAGCTCGACCTTCCTTGACCAATTTAGTGTAATTCTTAATCTCTCTTTCAAGAATTGGCTTAGGATAAATCCGGCCATTACCGTTTTTAGCTTCAGCACATTGGATCTTGCCGGCAACAACAAGATGAATACCGTCCTTGTTCCCTTGGCGCTCCTCTTCGGTAAGAAGATCGTCGCTGTAGTCTAAGTTCATAAACTCTTGTAAAACATATTTCTTATTCATTTTTATTCTCCAGCTTGTTTGATAAATAGGCGTAATTTCCTTTAAACTCTGCCTGATCAAAATGTTTATTACACTGATCTTTAAGCCATGTGAATTGTTTCGAGTCACCGGGAAGTGGTTTACCCGCAGCATCTTTCTCATCTCTTCCGTGGACTTCCATGGCAATGTACAAGATTCTTTTAGATAAGTTATTTTTAAAAATATAATCCATTACCTCATATTCACTTCCTTCAATATCCATTTTTAGAAAGTCTATGTAATCTATGTTGTTGTTATTCAAAATATCGCCCACAGTGTGCTGTACAATATCAACAGCATCAACCTGCTTTAGACCATCTGTGTCGGGATCATGCTGGATTCCGGTATAAAATTCAGATGAACCATGTACAACCTTGTGTCCTCCTAGGTTGGCGCCAGTGTGAAGGCGTAATTTGGTAACTTTATTTTCCCCAATTACTATACCCCGTACAAGGTTAATATTTTTTTTATCTTTTAAGTGGCTAGCTGCAATATTATAATTTTCCTCAACCATTTCATATCCATGTACAATTGCGTCGGGACAGGTTTCAGATGCCAAAAGAGAAAACCATCCAAAATTAGCACCCAAGTCTACAACATGCTGGGGCTTTCGTTGAAACTTATGCTTCTTCAGTTTATAACAATCACTATTATAAACTTCATTTTTTACTGAGTTATTGTGGTTTTTCTGATTCTGAGATAATGACATTCTATTTCCTTTTTTTAAGAGCGGGCGCTACCCGCACGATACAACTACCGCGACAGCACCTTGCTACCGGTCTCAGTCTCCACTTCCGTGTCCATTGTCCCTCTAAATTCATATTCATGTTGGAATCCTCCATCTGAAATTACCATACAGAACGCGTACGATGTCGCTGATGAGATACAACCCAGAACAAGGCTGTTTGTAACAGAAACATCATAGGTAAATAGTTCTGTAAATGGGCTAAGGAGTAGGAGAACTACACCGGACCAAAATCCTATACACATAGGACAATGAAAAAAATAATACTTTGGACGGACAGGTTCAAAAATTTTTGAATAAACTAATATCTGAGTTAATCCGTATGAAGCTAATATAAAATATAGCATCTCTACGATAGAGTGCATTAATTTTCCGTTCTCTTTTTAATAAAGATACCCATAACCAGCAAAGGTATAAGTTGGGTCACCAATAGCGTTAGCTCCTGGCGTATCTTGATAGGGAGGAATCTCACCATATTTTGTAGTCTCACTATCTGGTGGGTTAACAAAATTATCCTCAATATTTTTATCATATTCTTCAGCAGTGCGGTCGTCATCAGCACTCTTGGCGATATATTCGCTGATAAGCAGAAGAGAAGCTTGAAGTCCATCGACATCCGAATCTAGAGGATATGTGGTTTCCATCATACCAATAAAAGCTCCCCCTTCGGGGGTCATTGCATCAGTTATACCATTCTTGAAAAGATAATACATCAAATCCTTTTGGTAATCATAAACATCTTTTTCCGCATATGGTTTAGGCATCGTCACTATGCGGCCTTCTGTGGGCATAATCACAATATCCACATATTGATGGTCATTAATAAGAAGATTACCATCCAAGGTCTTAGAAATCTTAAGCCCAATAGTGGCTTGAGGTGCCTTCTGTTCTTGAGTGGGACTATCGTCACCTATCTTAAACTTAATTGGCATCTTTTTGGTACTCACTCACTAAATTCTGAAGCTTAAGGATTCGCAATACCTCGTTTTTTCCGAGATGAGACACATTAAATTTCTCAATTTGTTCAAGAACCTTGTTGGTGTTCTTTACCATTTCCTCGTCACTCTTTACCTCTTCCAGTTTCAAAGACTTGGATACTTCAGTTCTGATTCTCTTAAGTTCGTTCATTACACACAATTTAAAATCAGCTTCATTGGCACCAAAAGAAAGAACATACTTACTTAGTAAATTTCGTTGTTCAGGAAGAAGGTCATCATATTGTTCATTAAACTTCTTACTGAATGAATTAATAACTAAAGAGTCTACCGGTTCCATGGAGGCTTGCTCTTCGGGTGCAGAAGTCATGTTGGCAATAATTTGCTTCTCTAACAGAACTCGTGATTTTACAGGAGTTGTAGAATTAAATATCTGAGCTATTGTTGCATAGGATCGATAATTGGGGACAAAGTTTTTAAAAACCTCTGTGCTTAGATTTTTATTGATTTTCTTAATCACCTGTGATTGCTCTTGAAATATTTTTGCAGTGTCAAGTTTTTCATATTGTTTTTTTGCGGAAAAAATCATCTTTTCCGCAGTATATTGATCTAATTCTGAGGATTCAGATAAGGCCTGGTAACAGGAAAGCTCTTTCCCAATTTCGGATGATGTTGTGAAGTGTTCTCGAAAAATACTCTTAATAAGATCAGAGCGTTTCGAGTCTTGCCCAACAATTGATTTTGTCAACTCCCGTGTAAGCACCTCATAGAGAAATGCACTATTTCTTTTTTTATTATGCTTTGCCTTCATTTTTAGTTTCCAATTGTTCAATTAGTCTTTTAATGTCGTATTGAGTTTCGAAGATTAATTGTTCCTCGCTTCTCTCAGAATTTTCACCTATGTTAATTAGTGTGCTTATGCCGTCACTCCACCCTTTATCTAAATTACGCATAGTAGATGAACCCATCTCCCATGATCCTTTACCCTTCATGCTGCGACGGCGGGCGCCCATGCCACGCTTATCAGATCGGTTTGCCGGTGGAGTTGCCTCCTCCGGCTGAGCCAGCAGGGTACCTTCTTCTGGTTCTGGTTCAGCGGCGTCGCCGGCGGTGTCCAATGGGCTAGTATCTCCCCCTCCGGCTCCTCCTCCTCCTAGGTCGCCTCCTCCCAGTCCAGCATCACCGCCAAGTCCACCCGCGTCTTCCTCGCTCATGGCTGCGGCTTCAATCAGCTTAGCGTGCTTTGCATCACCAAACTGATCCATCTCAATTCTTTGCACCTCTTCTTCAGCCAGCTTAAAGATATTTTGATATACCCATCGTCTAGAGAACAGCCCTTCGGTTGCTGCGCCTGCAATGTCAAACTTAACCCGCAGATGTTCGAGTTCCTGTAATTCAGCAATCTTCGACGGATTGTTGAGATTAATCTTAAACGACATCAAGTCACTATTACGGAAACCCAAAGTGTATAGGTGGATGATACAAATTTTCTCCAATTCAGCTACTACGGTTCTCTGGAGTCGCTGAATGGTTCTTGCGAAACGGATGTCCTTTTGGGATAAAGTCGTCTTATCCTCCATAGTGTCAGTATTTGCAAGATAAGCTTTCGGCACCTTCAGTGCGGAAAACAATTTATCACGGAGATAATTCACATCATCAATGTCTCCTGTAAACTGTCCGCCTGCTAGAGTTTCAATTCGCGTATTGTTGACTGCACCCCGTACTGGAATATAGTAATCTTCTTCTACGCTCATCGCGTTGTATCGCAAATCTACTCGTCCTTGATCCTCTTGGACCACTTGGTTGCGTTTCATTTGTGTCTTAACTTGTTCGATGTATTGTTCCACATCTTCCACCGCAATGTTGCCGACATCGATATAAAAGACGCGGCGCTCTGGGGAGCGGACAATACGATAGGCCATCATTGCATCTTCTAAAAGGGTAAGCTGACGCCAGATCCTTCGAGATGGTTCTAGTATTGAAGTGCCGTAAGGGATGTAGCGATCGCTTCCCATGACTCGGAAGTGGGAGACTTGCCAGTTTTCAAAAGTCACCCCCTTGCCTCGTCCTTCAGCTTGTTGCCAAAAGTATTGGATATAATTAGGGTTTGTCGGATCGGTGCCTTCAATTCTTTCGATCTCTCTGACTGGTAACGGAATCACATTTGTAACTCCCATCTCGTCATCAATATCAAGATATAAATAATAATCTCCATATTTGCACATGCTGCGTGCCCAGCTAAACATATTAGCATCTACATTCATCACGGTATACAACAAAGTCTGAAGGATGTCCTTGATTTCTCGATTGTGACAATCAATGTTTACCAAGGGATTAAAGACGGTGGATGTAGTGATTTCATCAGCGTAAATATCTAATGCTGAGGCGATCTCCGGAACATATTCCATTTGATCAAAATCAGTGTAACGAATCTGGCGGTTGCGCTGGAGGAGTACTTTGTTGTTAAGATCTCCAAATGGATTATAATATTCTTTTTTCTTAAATGCCTTACCTGTACTACTGGTAAAGGTATACTTGGTTACATCTCGACGGGTGCCACGGGTTACCGCCGGCCGGTCATAGTCCACAATTGGTCCACTAAACAAACGAGTAAGTCGCCGGAATAATGTAGAATTTGAATTTCTAGGGTTATTGTTGTCTGCCATTTTTTATCCTTTATATATCCAGCTTAAATCGTGTGATCGTCCGTCATTACCTTTAAAAGAAGTTCTATTAGTTTGGTAACCATGTTGTCCTTCAATTCGAGTATTGAGTGTAGTGTTAGAGACAGAGATACTAGTCAATAAAGCTTTCTTATATTGTGCCTCCCTTTGGTTGGTCGTAAGAGCGGTTCCACGGATCCAACAACCTATTGCGGTAGCAATGACAAGATCATCATTGTAACTTCTCATTGCTTGTGGTCTACCGTTGTGCCACACAAATGTTTTTATTTCGTTCCCTAACCTCTTTGAATTAATAGTAATTAGTTTATTTCTAACGAATTCCTCAAACTTAGCAATAACTAATGGTCGGGTTTTCATAGACATGGTAAAACCTGCAACCGAATTCACACTCTGAGCAGTTACTCTGTCTACATACTCGTGTGTTGATTTTACACTATAATACAAATTTTTATAGTCGAGATCCTCTAGACGGCTAAGAACGCCAATACCTAGAGAATTATTTTCAATTACTAAGAGAGCTTCATTGTATTCATGTCCGATAGAATGCAACAAAGGAGCAAACATGTCAGGGGTAATCTTACCTTGATACTCTGCCACCTGGGTCATTGTTCCTAAATCAAAAACATGAGCCACACTAAAATCTGACCCGTCGCCCCGAGCGACATCAGCTACTAAAATATAGTCTTTGCCAGGTTGTGGTTCTTCCCATATCCAATAGTTTCGATCAAACCCAGCTTGGTGCAGCGGGTCGCGAGTAGCTTCAATGATTCTTTTTAAATCATCACCGTGAATTACTGTCTCACCAGATGCATTAAAATTACACTCTAATTCTTGGGCGATTTCTCGCCGCGACATGTTTCGTGTTTCTTTTTCAAACCACTCTTGGTCTCGCTCAGGATGAACATCCCAGGGTAATTTGATGGTATGAAAATCATTTTTATTTTCTTCAGCTTCAGTATAAGTTTTGTGAAACCAATTACCGACTCCATTAGGTGTAGAAAGAGCAATGCAACGCCCACCAGTAGAAAGAGTAGGATACAAACCAGCCCATAACTCTTCCATACCCTCAACAAAGGCAGCCTCATCAACAACCAACAAAGATAATGCTTCAGAGCGACCGGCATCACCCGAGGTAGACGAGGCCTTTACTTGAGAGCCGTTTGATAGCTCAAAAGATTGTCGATTATCAATGGATATTTCTGCAATCTTTAACCATGGAGGAAGATTTTTATGAATAGCTTTAATCTTCTTGACAAGATTGGTGGCGGTACCTAGCTTAGTAGCCACAACTAATACATTCTTATCGCGATGAAACAGCATCAACCAGCATACATAAGCAGCAACTGTTGTGGAGATCCCAAGCTGTCGCGCTTTAAGAATCACATTAAATCGATGATCTCTAAATTCCAGTAATGCTTCTGATTGAAAGTCGTATAAATCAAAAGGGATCAACCCTCGCATGGGGTGAGATATTTTTGCATATTTTTTACAAAAGAAAGAAGGATCCTTACCACAGCGAACGATCTCCGCCATGGTCTCTTTTTTCGTGAGGCTCATTTAGCCCTCTGGAGTTTCGGGGTTCTTTTTGGCAGTATCGTTAGAGGGGCGCTTATCCGAAGAAAGTTCCAAAAAGTCTTTGAATCTTTTCTCGAAAGGCTTGTCAATACTACGATCAGATGTGCGACGAAGAGAGACAACATCTCCCGAATCTGTATTAATATTATATTGTTTAGTAGCCTGAACCCAAGTGTGGTAC